GTTTCGATGATCTTAGTCTGAGCTTCTAAAAGTTCTTTCTCAAGCTCTCTGATCTTCTTTCTGTCCTTCTTAGATTCTTCCATAAGATAATCTACACCTTCCTTTAGAAATCCGAATTGCTCTTCCCAATCAATTTCTTCCTTTGTGATCTCATCAATCAAATCTGAATATCCCTTTGCCTTCATCCAGTTAGTTAGATCTAAAAGTGATTCAGACTTTAGGAATACATCATTGAATCCGTTAGGTGATTCAGTAATATCATATCCGATCAGATCATAGTCTCCGATTGAGATTTGGATTTCCTCTTCAGAGAAAGTTGATTCGATCATAATTTTGTATTGTGTTGTTTTCATTTTATTTTTCCTTTTATTGGTGGGATCTTAAGATCCCTGGTTTGATTTAGATATTATCTTCGTCTTCGTTTTCGTATAATTCAGGGTGATTTAATCTGCTATCACTTAGGCTAGTTACTCGGCTTAAAGCATCAATCAATTTTGATACTCGATCTAACTGGTGAGAATAGCTTGATTCGAATGTGATGGTTATCTCATTGTCCCAACTTATATATTTAGCATCTTCGCTCATAGCATGTTCATTATATAGATTGCATATAGCATGGATAATGCTTTGATCTCTATTTTCTAATGATTTGATCTTATACGTGCTTGTTGTTTGATTAATTGTATTCATTTTATTTTTCCTTATATTAGTATTTTAAAAGTATCTTCTTGTTGTTTGGAAGATGTAGCTATTATATCGTAGCTTTACTATTTGTAAACCCTATTTGACAAATTAGTTTCAAAATAGTTTAGTTGTTTAGGTTATAAGCTAGTTTTGCAATAGATCTAAAGTAATCCTGCCATTCTTGTTCTGTAATAGAATCTAAACAAGATTCAGAAATATATTCATTTATATTTGCATAGGTATTCATAGTTAAATCATATGAGATTAATTCTGGTAAATAGTTGACTTGGAATGGTGATAATAAATCTTCTATGTAGAATTGATTAAAAGTTTGATCATATTCTAAGTAAGAATTATATTTAGATAATTGATCTAAAGTAATTGGTAAAGCTTTTAAGTTTTTGTTAATTGTAGTCATTTTATTTTTCCTTATATTAGTGTTTTTTAAGTTATATTCTTTTTGTTTGAATATGTAGCTATTATATCATAGTATCACTATTTGTAAACCCTATTTGACAAATTAGTTCAAAAATAGTTACTTTATTTCGTCAATTCTCAACTCAATTCTCAACTCAATTCTCAACTCAATTCTCAACTCAATTCTCAACTATTAACTATCAATTATCAACTCAACTATCAACTCAACTATCAACTATCAACTATCAACTATCAACTATCAACTATCATCAACTATCAACTATCAACTATCAACTATCAACTATCAACTATCAACTATCAACTATCAACTATCAACTATCAACTATCAACTATCAACTCAATACCTACCTTTAACTCAAATATAATACTTAAAGCTTTGTATTTACTCGTGCATAAACTTTAATTGATGTATTAGATATAAGTTTAGATCATTAATAAATTACTGCATGACGTTAATATTAAACATAGTATTAATTGGTGAATAGTTAGCGTGATTAGATATTAAGTATTGTTATATAAACTACACGAATGTTTAAACCTTCTCTCCCTTACAGTCCTGTCAACTATACTATACCTAACGGCAACTATTAATTCGAACTCATATAATAGTATGAATAATAATTAAAGTTCAAGCACGGACACATACGGAGCTATGGGCTAACAGGCTTAAATGCTAATATTAGTATAGTTTTACTGGGGTCTGGATGTTCTTATATTAGGATTTAGGCCCCGGCTAAAGGGTTTACGGTACCATACACGTCTTGATCAGTATCAATTGTTACCTGTACTCTTATTCTACTCTACAGCCAAGATGCTTTTATACTGAGAAATGGTCTAAAACCAGATGTCTCCGATGTTTTAACGAAATAGACCTCCAAAAATTTTTTTCTACGATAGAATAAGAAGTAAAATGTAATTATCACATTATAAAAAAGGAGACAGATGGAACAAATTAAGGCCGTACGCAACACATCTAAGGCCATGCTACGTAAGACAGCATTCAAAAAGAAAATGATGTTAAAAGCACTAAATAGTACGTTGGGTGTTGTTGCACCTGCTGCTGTTTTAGCAACCATTGGCCGAAGACTCCATTACGAATGGATCGAAACGGATGAAGAGTATGCAAAGCAATGTGAGGACATCACAGAAAAGACACTCGACTTTGCGGAGACTAATCTATTTAAACAGATAGAGCAAGGACAAACTCAAGCCACTATCTTTTTTCTTAAGACTAAAGGTAAGGATAGAGGTTATACTGAGCAACAACAGATAGATTTTACAAATAGTGACGGATCGTTACAACCATTAACAATTCAATTGGTAGCTCAGCCGGACTTAATTCTTGAGGGTGAGAGTGAAATTATAGAGGAGACATTGATACACCATGACGAAAAAGCAGCAAATAGCAACTAAAAAAGACGAGCAAACAGCACAGATCCCGTTACCCCCTAAGTTGGTACCGGTTTTTGCAGGTAAGAAGAGATACAGAGGATCATACGGAGGACGTGGCTCAGGTAAGACCCGTAGTTTTGCATTAATGACTGCTATCAAAGGATACGAATGGGGTATGTCAGGACGGACAGGACAGATACTATGTGCACGTGAGTTTATGAACTCACTGGATGATTCATCGCTAGAAGAGATTAAGATAGCTATACGGTCTATATAGGTGAGAAGTACATCAAGTCTAAAGATGGTAGGGTTCATTATACGTTCGCAGGACTTAGACGTTCACTGGATTCTATCAAGTCTAAAGCACGTATCTTCTTAGCCTGGGTAGATGAGGCAGAGGGTGTAAGTGATATAGCATGGCAGAAACTGATACCAACCGTACGTGAAAAGGACTCAGAGATATGGGTTACATGGAATCCAGAGTCTAAATATAGTGCTACACATGAGCGGTTTAGGACGAATACACCAGATAACGGCACAATTGCTGAGTTGAATTTTAGAGATAACCCTTGGTTTCCAGATGTACTGGAACAAGAACGACTAGAAGATAAGAGAAAAAGACCGGATGTCTATGAGCATGTCTGGGAAGGTGGGTTCTTGATCTTTACTGAGGGTAGTTACTATACAGAAGAAATGCGTAAAGCTAAGCATGAGGGCAGGATCTCCAAGGTACCTTATGAAAGGGCTAAGCAGGTTATTACTGCATGGGATCTAGGTATAGGTGACTCAACTGCCATTTGGTTTGCACAGTATGTAGGACAGGAAATACGTCTGATAGATTATTATGAAGGCTCAGGTGTAGGTTTAGACCACTATGCAAGGATGTTACAAGATAAAGGTTATGTATATGATAGGCATGTATTACCACATGACGTCAAAGTTCGTGAGTTAGGTACAGGTAAATCTAGGATCGAGACTTTAAGCTCCCTAGGCATCAACGACGTGGACATAGCGCCTAAATTAATGGTGGATGATGGCATTAGAAAGATGTTGGTTTGATGAAAAAAAGTGCGAGCGAGGCATTGATTCTTTGATAAACTACCAACGTGAGTATGATGATAATGGACAAACCTGGCGTCAGAGACCCAAACATGACTGGTCTTCACATGGCGCAGATGCTTTCCGTTATCTTGCTGTTGGTTATAATCCTATGATGAATTGGGGTGAGCCAATAAGACGAAAATTGAAAGGAGTAGCATAATGTTTCATGAAGGATTACTAAATCAACCAGGCGTTACTGCAACAGGAGGTGGTATTGCCTATGATCCGGCAAAAGATAATTGGGAGTTTAGATACGACAATGACGGGAATCAATACAATGCCCGAGTAGGTATACCTATGTTCCCCGGTCATTCTAAAGATCCAGATAAGGTTATATCAATCTCTCAGTTGTTAGAGAACAGAGAGGATGAAAGACGACAAACTGAGATCAATAAAGACAGACGTGCTGAGTGGGATATGGATAGGGCGGAAGACCAGTTTAAGCAGCTCAATACTGATTGGGAAGATGAGAACGCGCTTAGGGTGTTGCAGGCATACCGGTTAAAAGAAATAGAAGCAAAGAGGCAAGAGCAATTTGCTCCGGCAGATTTTAATGCAGATGAATTTAGTCAAAGAATACAAGGCGTACCTACACCATCTTGGTTAGGTGATGCTCCTGGAGCTATGAGTAGTGCAACTCGTGAAAGTATCTTCTCAGATACAGATCAATTTGGAAATCCACTATCCACAGATTCATTTGGTCAAACAAGCTATGACATAAATGCACAGCGACAAGGTATCCTCGATGAAGTGATGATGCAGAAATGGGATAAAGAAGATGCACCCGTAAAACCTGCAACTAAAAAAGCAGACGTTAGGAGTAACTATCCTAGTCATTTCACTCCTTGGCTGATAGAGCAATTAGAAGGTCAGCGTAAGAGAGATGAATTTTTCCAAAGTGCAAAGGATACAATCTCAGATACAGCAGGTGATCTATATCAAGGGGCTCAAACTTTAGGTTCGGATATCTATGATAAAG